AATTGTGAATATCCTTTTGTTAACCCTGATATGTTATTAAAATTTAAATTTTCTAATGTTTGTACTCCCCTAACTCCCCCTATTAAATTTTGAACTTCAGAAATAGATATTGGTTGGTTTATTTGCCATTTATCTATATTAAAATAAGATTGTAGTTCTGTTATGCAATTTAATAATACTTCTTCATTATTATAATTTTTAAAAACTGTTATCTGAAATTCTATTTGAAAGTTTATAACAAATGCATCTTTAATATTAATAGCATCTGTTAACATTCTAAATTGTTCTAAATATGTTGATAAATTAGTCTTAGTAGCTGTATTTAATAGAGATAGATGTTTTTGGGAATCATATCCTAAAGTATATAAATTTAAGGCTAACGGGTTAGGGATCCTATTTGGTTCTGTTGTTAAGGGGGAAGTTTGATCATCTTGAGTTATAAAAGCTTTAGCTACTCTACCAAATTGAGGGGGCATAGATAAAGTTCTTATTATATAATCATCTTTAGTTACTGTTCTTTTTTGGGCTGCAAAAGCGGCCATAGTGTTCATTCTTACTTCCTCTCTTGTTTCTCCCGATCCACCACCACTAGCGGCTGTTGGGTTTGTACATTGTACTGAGTTTTTACAAAAATCCATCATACCAACACTCATATTGGGTTTATGGGATATATTTAAAGTTATCGCTTCTGTTATTGTGTTACTATTTACATTTGAGGCTAATCCTCCCCCTACACGATATTTTACTGTTAGTACTGTGTTTGCTGGGGCTTCTCCATATGCTCTAGTATATAAGAAGTTTGAAGGATCATAAGCTACATCTAATTTACTTCTACCATCTTTAATTCCCAAACCTATATTATCAGGATTAGGTATAATTTGTTCGTCTGATTTATCACTTACACCTGCACCAAATTGAATGTCTATACTATTGTCTGATTTTATTCTTGTTATAAATCTTTTAGTTGTTTTTTTAAGTTTTAATAGATAAGGAGTTTGATTATTATAACTAAGAAGTGAAGGATCATTTGTTCCTACATTTTCTACTTCTTCAAAAACAGTATCTTGAGCTAAGTAGGGGACTTCAGTCCACTCATTTCCCTCACTATCTGTGATAGATTCTATTGATATTATATCTGAATCAAATAGATTTACAGTTTTATACTTTTCAGCAGCTCCTACAGTAAAAGTTTGTGTTTTCAAATCCCCAGCTACAGCAGGGACTGTTTTTCTTAATAGGTAGTATTCTGGATTATTATCTACATCATATTGATATATGTCTTCTATTCTAGGTTCGTAAGAAGAAGTAAATCCAAATCTTGCGTCTTTTGTTGTGTAAAAGGTTGCACCTTCTGTAGATACAAAGGATGAATTTTTTGCTATAGTTAAAGCATAATTATAATCAGGTTCATAATTATTAGTAGAATCAGAAGGGATTAATTGAGTTATATCTAAATCTACAGAAGCAGCAGAGGTTATTTTAGGTTTATACCCCATAGCATATGCTAAGTTATATAAATTTTCAGTGTCCTGAGCTAAAGATAAAAAAGATTCTCTTAGTTGTGTGTCTGTGTAGAAAGATAAAACATCTCCTACATAAGAGGCCATTTCCAAAAACATCATAGCGGGATTACCTTCACTAAAATCATTAAAATTATTAGGGAAATAAACCTGAGCAAATTCTAAAAGTTGGTTTTTAAAACTATTATAGTCTTTATTTAGATATTTTACATCTTTATCTTGGGTTTTATTTGATACTTTATTATAGGCCATTATCTAAAATTTAATTGAATTGTATCTTCAGAATTATCTAAAGTATATGTATATGTTAATGAAATAAATAATGTATGTTCGTCTTCTGATTTTCCCGTTTGTACGTTATTAAGACGTATATGGGGTACATATCTATTTATTTGGCTTTGGACTTTTGATTTTAGAGATTCTAAATCAATGCTTTGTTCAAATAAAAGTTTTTTTATTCCTAACCCAAAATCAGGTAAATTAATTCTTTCTCCTGGATAAGTTAATAAAACATTCAATATATTAGATTTTGCTTGTTCTCTTATAGTTTCAGTACCTTTAAACATATTATTTTCATTTAAAGGAAACGCTACCCCTATCTCAACATTTTTATTAAGATCTAAAGGGTTTTTTCTTTTTCTTGATAATAATATAGGCATATGTTATTTTTTTCTATTATCTATAGCTTTCATTAAATCACTATAATCTCTTGTTACAGCATTAGCTACAGATTCGGGCATTCCTTGTGTTTCTGTTTCTAAAGATGTGAATCCCTCTGATAAACTAACAGGAGAGTTTCCTGAATTTAAATTTGTATCTCCCTGTGCTGTTTCATTTAGTAAATCATTTAATGTTGTATTTTTTGCAAAAGATTTTTCTTCGTATTTTTTAATAGGTGATTTTCCCATAATTTTTTCCTTTAAATAACTATTAGATTCTATTGATGTTGTATTTAAAGGTTGAGTATTTTCTATTATTTGAGGTTTTATTTCATCACGTAAATCTTCTTTAAGAGATTTAATTTCTCTGCGCAACGCATAATCTATTTCTTCTCTAACTACTTTTCTAATTAAATTTTCAAATGTTTTTGCTTTCATTATTACTGTGTTTTATTATAAATATAAATTTTATTTGTTTCTTTTACCCTCGGTAAGGGTTTTCTGTTGGGTTTGTTGGGTTTGCATATAATTCTTCGTAATCTGTTATAGCTCCTTGGTAGGAGGCTTGGTTATAAGATACTGGGAGCCCTTCATGCCCAATCCAACGTGCTCTTAATTGTTTAACTTTTATAAATTCTGCATTAAGAGAATGTATTCTTTCTATAGCTCTTCTATCTCCACTATCTATTAAACTATTTAATAAATCCCCATAAAGAGATTCTGCTTCTGCTATTATTTGGTCTAACGTATTAGGGGGTGGATAAACAGGTGGTGTTATTACAGCAGGGTTTGGATTAGCAAAATAATCATTACATTTATCCATAAAGTCCATTTCCAAATATATTATAAACATTTTTAATTCACCTATTTTATCTATTATAGGTTGAATTTCATTTTTTAATTTATTAATCATGTCATATATATTGTCGGCCATTTTTTGGTATTTTTCTAGCTGTTTAGGTAAAGATCTAAACATTCCTGAGAATTCTTTTACTTTAGCCTTAGCAAGATTAACACTATTATTAGTATTAGTAATTACAGTACCACTAACAGGACCTCCAGTTCCAGGGAAAGATATTTGAGACCCTAAAATAGCAGGAGCAGCCATCAGTAGATAATTTAAAGCTTCTATTACAAACCCTAAACTTGTTGTTATTGTATTTATAGTTTCTATAGGATTAGGTACACCTTCAGGTGGATCTGCTTTAGAGCTAATGGTTGATACTTGATCTTCTATTGCTTGTAATGCTGCTATTCCTGCTATTGCTTGGGTTTCTATTTGGTCTAATGTATTTTTCAACATCATTGCTTTTTTTTCAAACTGTTCTTTACCTCTTATGCTACATGTATCTTGATCTATTGTTGCTTTTAATGCATTTATAATAGTATCTGGAGAGAGGAGTTGATCCTTAAGTTCCATTAATTTTTTTTCTCCTTCTTCTCTTGCTCTTCGTTTTAGTTCAGGGAGAACTCTAGCTATACTATTATTTATTATATTTCTTACTGCTTGTGTAGACATTTTATACTAGTTTAGTGTTAGCACTCATTATACTTTTTATGTTATTTTTTATATTATTAATTTCTGTCATTTTTAAATTTAAAATAGTACTATTTGCAGGATTCATTCCTGTAGGGGTTCCTGGTACTGTAGATAATCCTGCTATATTATAACACACATCTAATACTAACATTTCTAAAAAGTCTAATATTTCTATAAGTAAAGTTTCTAATTCATGGCCTAGTACTGCTGGTTCTGTAGGTAGTTTTCCTGTACTTAGGTTTTCTATTCCTAAATATATGTTAGGAGCATTTACTATAAATTTAGTATCTTCTGAATTATCAGTATCAAAATGAAAATTTCCTTTTGTAGAGAAACCTATAGCTTTATCTGAATATAATAATATAGCATCTTGTTTAGCATTAAATACTAATCTGTCTGAATTTATTATGACTTGGTTTCCTTTATATATTTTAGGATTTTCTGGTATAAATTTTTTCATAATGAATCTATATCTGAGATTAAATTAGGGTTAGCTTCTTTAATTCTATGGGTAAAATTATTTAAACTATATGTTGTTGATGATTTATAATAATTATGAATTTTGGGGTTTTTTGAAGATATTGAATTAATCTTAAAGTTACTTCCTTCTATATAAGAAATATGAACCCAAGAAAATTCATTACGAGCAGGAGAATATTCTCCTCTTTCAGGATATTCCCATATTAATTGATGATATACTGGTAAATATCTTGCACAAAAATTAAATATTTCAGCAGATGTAATATTTCCTCTAGGAGTTATATCAGCCGCATATCCATAAATATGTTGGCTGTTAGGCCCTCCCCCTATCAATTCATTCAGTTTTTTATTTCTATAAACAGAGTTTAATCCTATCATGTTATCAAATTTATTAGAAATAGGATTGATACAGTTATCGAATAACTTATGTAAATTACTAAGTATATTTGTTCTTTTTAAATTATTGTCTGAACCTTCATATGTAGAAGCTAAATAGTCAGACCCGGGGAAATTATTTATTTTATTATTAACAGCTATTGTAGAATAGATAGCATGTTTTAAATTAAATCTTTGATTGTATTGATATGTTGCTCCGTGTTCTTTTGCCATTATCCTAATTTTTCATTTAAATCTACGGATGAAGCAAAACTACTTATCATTCCTCCTGCTTCGCTTTCTAATGCAGGGTCTTCTTCAAAAAAAGTAAAAGGCATATTCATCATCCATAACATTTGTTGATGTTCTGTGGGGGCTATATCATAATGACTACAATCGGATCCATTTATAGATCTTAGACTTATTAGGTCTTGAAGGCCTTTGTCAGGAATTTTAGATGGAGATTTTAAGATAATATCTTCCTGTGTATCTTCATATAAATAATTATCTGTATTTATTTTTAATTCTCTTTTTGGCATATTATAACATATGTTTATAGGATAGTTCGTAATTTTCTAACTCAACACCTGATTTTTGGAAGTTGTTTATTTTTTGATTTGAACATAAATAAATACTTGAATTATCTTCATTTATATTTTCTGTTATATGTCCTCTTTTATTGTTGTATTTTTCTGGTTGTCCATTTCTTATTATAGTAATAGGATCTCCTATGTTACCTTCATCACTCCATTTATTTTCAACATAAGAACCACTAGGTGTAGTAGATCCAAATCTAATAGAATTACCATATCTACCTTCTACCATTACATCTCCCATATGTGGAGATAAAGGCCTTATACTGTTATTTTCTTTAAAGTCATCTAAACTGGTTTCTATTCCCGCCTGCATTTCTTCTACCGTTAATTCATTAGGTTGTGCATTATGGTTAGGTGAGCCATTAATATTAATAGGAGGAAGATAATAGTGGTTTATCTTTCCATTTCTATTATATTTTATTGAAGGAGCTACTAATATATATACTATTTCATTAACTGCAGGATACTGGGTAAAATTATAAAATAAAGGTTTAGCTGTTGGAAGATGGGTTGTGTGTAATGGTTTTGAATCTTGTAAGTTTGTATACTTTATGCTACCTACTACTTCAGGAGACCCATTCATTATTACTTTTTGAACTCTTACTGCTTTTATTTTAGTGTACATCTTCTGGGGGTGTTATTTGTTTTGGTTTTTCTACTGTTTTTGATATTTCTTCTGCTACACTTTGGAGTTGTTCTAATTCTTCTTCTGTTAGTAATCCTCCATCTCCTGTATTTGAGGTTCCTGTAGATAGTCTTTGTACTATGGCTGCCATTTTTATTAATTGGTCATCATTTTTTACACTAATTTCCATATATTCTTTAATTAAAGGTACTACTACAGTAGCATCTCCTAAATTAGTAATAAGAGGACGTAATTCTGCTATTAAAGAAGCTAATTGTTTTGATTTTTTACTCTGATTTTTGTGTATTTCTTTTAATAAATCAGAAAAAGACTTATCGTCAAATAATATTTGGTCTAGAGAATTTTGTGCCATAATTATGTTTTATTATAAATATGGAAGACTTTAAACTTTTACGTATCCTGTATCTATATATTCAGAATATAGTTTTTTATATAGTTTTTTTAATGATTTTGTTACTTTAGTAATAACAGGGGTGTCTACTTCTGTCATTTCACGAATATAAATATATAGGGCTTTTTTATTGAATATTTCTAGATTTTCTCTACGTTTAAAGAGTATATTAATAGCATCACATACTTTTCTATCTTTTGTTTTTTTAAATAAAGTAAACATATGTTTATCAATATATAATGTAAAGTAATCTATAAAATCTTTTATTTCTTTTTTTCTTTGATCTCTACCTAAGGAGCGTATTACTCCATCATCTTCATCTGCTGCTAATACGTCTACTTTTTGTTTTTTCTTCTTATAATTGTTATTATTGTAGAGTATAAGGTAATTTTTCCCTACAATTGAAAAATAACTAAAAGCTTTACTGCCTTTTTCAGGTTTAAAATAGTCTAATTTTTCTAATAAAAAGCAAATAACTTCATGTTTTAAATCTTCTATATTATCTACTTCTGTGTAATAGAATTTAAAAGTGTGTATAAGGTTTTCTGCTAATTTATAGAAAGCGTAATGTATTCTATATTTAAATATATAGTCTCTTTCAGCTTGGTTTGTAGAATTTAAATATTCTTTTATAGCTAGGTCTGTGTCTTTTGTAAAGTATTGTTTTTTTGATCTTTTTCTTCCTCTTTTTTTAGGTATTGGTCCTACCTTAAATGAAACTTCTATAGCAGGAATTCCTGAGGATTGAGGTGGTTTTGGAATGTTAAAAGGCATATATTATTTTATTTTAAAGTGAATTCGTTTAAAGCTTCTTGTATTTTTATAATTTCTTTAAATATCCATCCTACTTCATCATCCGATCTAAATATTCCTTTGTCGTCTATTTTTTTTAATCTTTGATCACACGCATTAATTGCTTCACTTTGTTTTGCAATAAAATCTTCTAGTTTTTCGTTTTTCTTTAATAAGTTTATAAGAGCAAAACTCATTGCTGTTACAGTTATAGTAAGTAATATTGTTGCTATTATCCAGCCCATAATTTAATCTTTAAAAAATGAATCTATAACATCCAAAGTAGCGTTAGATAGATTCGGGTTATTTTTAGTATTTATTTTTTTAGAATTCCTCATTGTTTTGTCCCCCTTAGAACCATTTTTTGGTTTTGATTGTTTAGGAACAGAGTCAGTTGCATTATTCCAAACTTCAAATTCAATTTGAGCAGCCATATGATCAGCTTGATGCATAAGTAAGGGTAAATGGGATCTTAATTTAGTTTCTTTCATACTAGACATAAAATAAAATTTATTACTTTCATCATATAACCCATCATGTATTTTAATACCAATATATTCGTTTTGACTTACTTTACATCCAATTTGCTGTAGTAAAAATAAGGATCTCTCTGGTATTTTCATTGCAGGGATGTCCGTGTTGAATTTATAAATCTGACCTAATTTATCTATATGCCATTGGGAGTCATTTGGTTGGTAGTATTCGCCTTCTTGTTGGCCCATCTTGCCTAAATCATGGAATAAAGCAACAAAATGCATTTCTTCAATTGTATATGTGGATACATCTCCTCCCATTTTATTCCACGTTTTATATAATTCATTTGCGCAATCATATACACGTAAAACATGATCAACATAACCTCT